GAATAGATTAAGAAGCGTTATGGTTTTGTTTGGCGACACGTCCGAAACATTGGCAAACTATCTAGGAATTTCACAAAGCGCCTTTTCAAAGAAAATTAACGAAAAAAGTACAGCCGGATTTACTCAACCTGAAATCATGCGCATTAAAGAGAAGTATAGTCTATCAGGTGAAGATATAGACCATATTTTTTTTGGAAGCACAGTGTCCTAAAAAGACATTTAGAAAGGAGGAACGTATGGAAAAAAAGGTAATCGAAACAATCAACGCATTATGTGACTGGATACAAACAGAATTGAAAAATGCCTCCAGTGTGGATACTGCAAGCATTTTACCGGCAGTTATTGAAGCAACCGCCAATTTAGTTGAACAAGCAAATCATATCTATTAAGAGTTTAGTTTTTCTTCTTTGATGTCATGTTGGTGTTTCTTAATTTCAGTATAAGCAGATAAGTACATTTCCAGCATTTTGGCAGGGCTTGTATCCTTGTCGCAATGATTTTTGACATAAAGAATTGCTAACTCATTAACAAAGTCACTCATTATTATTCACCTCCTTTCGTTTCAATTATAGGAGGTTAGAAAGGAAAACATGAACGAATTATTAAAGATTGATACTTCAAATGCAGAACGCATCACAGTATCAGCAAGAGATCTATATGAATTCTTAGAAGCAACTGAAAGATTTAATAGCTGGTTTGAACGAATGACACAGTATGGACTTACAGAGGGTGAAGATTTTACAAGTGTAAAAAGTTTTACGGTTGTAAATAATGGCGCTCATAAAGAGATTGACGACTACCAGCTAACCATTGACACGGCAAAACAAATTGCAATGCTTCAGCGTAACGAAAAAGGCACACAGGCTAGAAAGTATTTCATTCAAGTTGAGAACGCATGGAATAGTCCTGAAAAAGTAATGGCAAGGGCGTTAGAGATTGCACATAAGACAACCGCTACACTGGAAATCGAAAACAAGGAAATGAAGCCTAAAGCCTTATTTGCTGATGCCGTTGCACAATCTGACACTAGCATTCTTGTTTATGACCTTGCGAAGTTGATTTGCCAAAACGGCGTAAAGATTGGTGGAAATCGCTTGTGGACATGGCTAAGGGATAACGGTTATATCTTCAAACACTCATGCGAGCCTACACAGAAGAGCATGGAAATGAAGTTATTTGAAGTTATCGAAAGAACCGTACAGAGAAGTGGACATGATCCAAAAGTTACACGCACAACGAGAGTTACTGGCAAAGGGCAAGTGTACTTCATCAATAAGGTTTTACAAGATTATGGCAATCAAAAAAACTGATATTCAATCGCTCAACTATCTTGCATTACAGGCACTCAATGATAAACAGAACGAGCCCGAATTCAAAGCAAGATATGCAGAGTGGAAAAAGAAAAAAGGCGCCCCAATCGCAAAGGACAGCGCCAAGTGATAGACCAAAACTATCACTCAAATTCTAACACAGAAAGAGAGAAAAAACATGATTAAAGTTGAAAATCGCGGTGGAAACGTTGCATTTCAAGCAGAGGGAACGGCGCTTGATTTAGCACAAGAGATTTTAGCAATTAGACAATTTATCAAGCAAAATCCTGAAGTTAAACAAATGGCGGATTTAATAGAAATGATTTCAAACGTAAAAAAACAAGATTTTGAAAACATTGAAGAACTTAAAAAAGGGCTTGAAACGTTGAAAGAAGACGGCATGACACTAACGGAAGACGTGCTAAAAAAGGCGTTTGGGAAGAAGATGAACTAACTATGAAGACAATCAAAAACACAATTAAAGCAGCATTAGTCGTATTTCTAGGGCTTGCATTCATCGCATACATGCTAGGAAACGCCGTTCTTCAATACTCTTATTCCCAACGCCCTTTGACGGCTGAAGAAATGGCAGAGTAAGGATATGAAGATGATATGCAATCATTGCCAACGGATATTCAATGACGATGATATGAAACGCCACTATGGCTATGTGGACTACTCATACAGAGAGTATAGAACATGTCCATATTGCGATAGCGAAGATGTCGAAGAAGTGGAGGAAATAGATCATGAAGAAGACGATTGAAATAGTTAAACTTGGAAATCCTGAATTTAACAACAAATACGAAAAGCCACAGAAAAAGCCAAAACACATTAGAAAAGTGGATTGGGAGGGCAAAAGAAATGGATTTACAAGCAAGATATAACAGGCTGAAAGAACAAAACCGCATGCTTATTGAAGAAGCAAAGCGGTATGAAAAGCAAATTGAAGAATTGCAAAGCAAGATTGGGAAGCTGGCAGAACTTAACCAAAAGGCGTTTGAAGTAAATATCGAACTAAGCCATAAGTTGCTTACTTATGACAAGTTAGATCAAGTCAAACGCTTACCAGTAAATGAGGGCAAACATGAAAACAGATAATCAAAGACGAGAATTTGAATTTGCACTTGAAACAGTGCTAAAGGCGGCAGATAGCAAAATCAAAACAGTAAAAATCAACTGGCACGAAAGAGACATGGAATTTAGAGAAGCCGCAAATACGGTAACAATCACATACAAAAATGATTATGAAATCAAAGTAAACGTTGCGATGGACTCATGGAAAGCAATTATCCGTGATGTTTTGAAGCAAATTTAGGAGGAAAACATGGAAGACACAATTTTCTTGCAAGATAGCAAGCCTACAACAAAAGCAGAACCAAAGAAAGAAGTAAAAGCAGAAAAGAAAGACTATACAAAAATGAACGTTTATCAAAAGTTAGCGATTGCACGTGCAGAATTAGGCAATCGCCCTTTGAAGAAATCAGGCGTAAATAAGTACGCTGGATATTCTTACTTTGAATTGAACGATTTTATCGGCGAGATAAACAAGATTTTTAAGGAATTAAACCTCATCTCAGTATTCAACATCAAAGTCAATGATTTAGGCGTTGAAACAGCATTCTTAGATATTGTAAATGCTGACAACCCAACAGAAACAATCACATTTGAAGCTGGCACAGCCGAAGCTGGAATGAAAGGCGCTACACCTATTCAGATGCTAGGCGCAAAACATACATACATGCGCCGTTATTTATGGCTAGAAGCCATGGAAATCGCCGAAAACGATGCACAAGATGCTATTCCAGCTAACGAAAGAGAAACAACAGCGAAAGCACAAATGGCAACACAAGGACAGTTGAAGATTATTGCACAGCAAGATCCTGAACGTGTTAAAAAGATGCTTGAATTTTACAAAGTAAATGAAATCAAAGACTTAACAATGAAGCAAGCAAGCGATGCTATCAAGACATTTAGCAAAGACAAGAAAGAAGAGGAAACACCTAATGAATAATGAAATCAAAATCGTTGAAAACCAAATCGAACTACCTGAAGACGTACGATTTGCCTTGCAGAAGTTAAAGGAATTCCAAATCACCAAGCAAGAAATGGACAATCAGGAAAAGGAAATCAAGCAAGCAATCCAAAAGGCAATGGAAGAAAACGGCATTAAGTCATTTGAAAATGAAGATGTCAAAATCTCTTATGTTGCGCCTACACAGCGTGTTTCCGTTGATACAGCCAAGATGAAAGAAGAGGGCATTTATGACTTCTATACAAAGGCTAGTGAAGTCAAAGCAAGTGTCCGCTTTACTTTCAAATGATTGAATTCATACCTGATTATCACGTGTACTTAGTGGACGGAATTATTACACCGTCTGCTACACAGATAATCAGAGGACTTATGGGGGATATGTACTCAAATATCCCTCAATATATCCTCAATGCTAAAGCAGATTATGGAAACACAGTCCACGACCTAATAGAACGCTATTCCTTGGGGGAAAACGTGGACGGACGATACAATACTCATTCTTACGAAAGCATAGCCTTAAAACGCTTTAAAACGCTTCAGGAAGAAAACAGTATCGACATACACGCATGCGAACAGCCTATGGTTTATTACCATGACGGAAACCCGTTGTATTGTGGCACTTATGACATGATCGGGACGGTGGACGGTAAACATGCAATCATAGACATCAAAACAACATATCAATATCACCCGTTGTATCTGAGTTACCAATTAACGCTTTACAAAATGGCGTATGAGCAGATGACAGGTGAAAAGATAGAAAAAGCCTATTGCGCGTGGCTTCCTAAGAAAGACTTAGGGCAACTGTACGAGGTTGAATTGCTAGACGAAAAGGAACTCTTAAAGGTGGTGACGGACAGTGAAACAGCGTACTGATAGCATTCTTCAAACTGAGAAGAAATGCTTTATCACTGGATCATACAACGTATGCTTGCATCACTGTATATGCGGCACAGCAAATCGCAAGAAATGTGATGAATGGGGATTGTGGGTATGGCTCAATCCTGAAGTACACAATGCATTACATACAACAAAGCCGTCATTACGCTATGCATTACAGAGAAAAGCACAAGAAGCATTTGAAAAGTTGTATGGCCACGAAAAATTTATGGAGGTATTTCATAAAAATTACCTATGAACAAAGACTATGACATGTGGCTAGAAATAGAAAAACTAGCCAACACATTAAACGCTACAATCGAGGATTTTTATAAAGCTGGTATCGAGTTAGCAAATAGTGAAGCCAACTATCAAATCAAATTGCGTTCTCAGGCGCTAATAGAACGCGCACAGGGCGTGCCTGTAACTATGATAAGTACTTTTATCAAGGGACATGCTGAAGTCGCTGAATTGCGCCAAAAACGCGATATATGCGAAAGCCGATATAAGATGCTGGAAAACAAAATCAATTCAATCAAGTTACAAATGCGAGTGCTAGATGCGCAAGCAAGCAGAGAGTGGACGAAAAATGACTGAGTACGTTAAGAAATTTGAAGTCCTGAAGATTATTCAGGAAGCAATGAAAAAGTGTTCTCATACACATTTGGCTACATTGCAACTGTTAGAAAAAGAATTGATGAACATGCAACCAGTCAAGTTAGGTGAAGCCGTTACAGCGCTAGAACGTGCGTACTTTGGAACGGTACACACTAACGAAAATTTACAACGAAAAATGACTTACAAATTAGATGACTACACAGATAATTGCAATCTAAAAGAAAAGAGGAAATTCAGACATGATAAATAATGTGGTTTTGGTGGGACGACTCACTAAGGATATTGAACTAAGAAAAACACAAAGCGGGCTATCCGTTGCATCATTCACGGTTGCATGCGATAGAAGACTATCACAGGAACAAAAGAATAATAACGAACAATCAGCGGACTTTATCAGTTGCGTTGCGTGGCGTGGTAGCGCTGACTTTCTAGGGAACTATGCACACAAGGGCGACACGGTAGGTGTTGAGGGACGAATTCAAACACGCAGCTATGATCGTGACGGACAAAAAGTTTATGTTACTGAAATTGTTGCTAATAGCGTAAGTATTCTCCATAGCAATCAACCAAGACAAGCACAGGCACAAACTCAGCCACAGCAACAAGCACAGACACAGAATGAAACTACACAAGCAAATGATCCAATGGAAGACTATCTAAACGGATACAGCGATATAAATTCTGACGAGTTGCCATTCTAAGAGGTTCATATATGGCAGAAAGAAGAATGTTTACCAAGAAAATCACAGATGATGACCATTTCTTAAATCTATCCTCACCAGCTCAAGCACTGTATTTGCATCTATCCATGAATGCAGATGATGACGGCTTTTGCAATCAAATCACGGCTTCAATGTTCAAGGCGCATGCAAGCGTTACAGACCTTGAAGCCTTACTGAAGAATAGATACATTTATCAATTTGATAGTGGCGTTATCGTGATTAAACATTGGCGCATGGCTAATGCATTAAGAAAAGACAGATACACGCCTACAGCATTCAAAAATGAAATGGCAATGCTGAAAGTTGGTGAGAATGGCGCGTATAAATTCCCTGATAGCAATGCTATGGTTGCCGAACGGTTGCCGAATGGTTGCCAGTTGGTTGCCGAACGGTTGCCACAGGTTAGTATAGGTAAGATTAGTATAGATAAGAATATAAATACTAATATATCGTGCAACGAAAATTCAGAAATTGAAGTTTTAGATCAAAAAGAAATGTGGTTTGAGAGTTTTTGGGAAATCTATCCTAAGCATCAAGACAAGAAAAAAGCAAAGCAGAAATTCTTGAAACTATGCACAGATAAAAAGAAGTATCAAGAAATCATGGACGGACTCAGAAATGTGCTTCCTGTTTGGGCTAAAAAAGATACTAAGTATATCCCGATGCCAACAACGTGGCTAAACGGCGAGCGTTGGAATGATGAAGTGGACTTACACATGGAGGAATTACCGTTCTAATGGAAGAGTTACAGATTAAAGACTTACTGAAGACTTTAAGAAGTCGATTTCCTGAATACTATGCACGAAAAGAAAAAATTAGAAACAGCGCTAAAACAAGCTTTTTCCAAGGAGTTTGATAATCAATATGTATTAAAACTAAAAATTTCTTCGCCCGAAGCTCCTTCAAAACAGAGTATCAGAGGAAAAGAGATAAAAGGCGTAAAAAACATCATTGTCATAGCATCTGGAAAAGGCGGCGTAGGCAAATCTACTGTGACAGCTAATTTGGCGGTAACTTTATCAAAAATGGGCTTCAAAGTAGGACTGCTGGATGCGGATATATATGGCCCGTCTATTCCTACCATGTTCAGTACCGAAGGCGATAAACCAAGTTCTGTACAAATCGATGGGAAACACTTTATGAAACCCATAGAGCAATATGGAGTTAAAATGCTGTCTATAGGATATTTTTCAGGCGCAAATAAAGCCGTAGTTTGGCGAGGGCCCATGGCCGGGAAAGCCCTTCATCAGATGATTCGTGATACGGACTGGGGAGAGCTGGATTTTCTACTCATAGACCTTCCTCCTGGCACGGGAGATATACATCTGTCTGTAGTTCAGGAACTTCCTGTCACAGGAGCGGTTATTATAAGCACGCCTCAGCATGTGGCTCTGGCAGATGTGAGAAGAGGAATTGCAATGTTCCAGATGGAAAGCATCAATATCCCTGTTTTAGGGCTTGTGGAGAATATGGCGTATTTTATCCCAGAAGAGCTTCCAGATAATAAATATTATATCTTTGGGAAAGAAGGCGCTCAAAATTTAGCCAAAGATTTAGGAATTCCTGTTTTGGGCGAAATCCCTTTAATACAAGGAATAAGAGAGGCAGGAGACACAGGAAAGCCAGCAGCTCTGAATGATGGGACTAAAATATCAGAAATCTACACAGAAATTACCCGAAATATGATAGAAAGCCTCATAGAAAGAAATAAAAATCTCCCTCCGACAGAGGCGGTTAAAATTACCACAATGGCAGGTTGTTCAACTAAAAAATAAGTAAAATCCTCATGGAAGAAAGCATAGAAACGAAAGTAAAAAAAGCATTAGAAAGCATCAGGCCATTTTTAAATAATGATGGCGGTGATATAGAATTAGTAGAGATAAAAGATAACAAAGTGTATGTCAAGCTTTTAGGAAACTGCTCTGGCTGCCATATCAG